TTCTCGGCGGTGCAAATATCGCAGAGGATTTTTTTGTTGATATTTATTGCCTTGATAAAGATGATGATTATTTCGACGAAAACGTGTGGATAAAAGCGAACCCGATATTGTGTACTACTGATTTCGGCATTGAAACGCAAAGGAAAGACGCACAGACCGCCAAGGATATGGGCGGGATGGAACTTGCCGATTATGTTGTCAAATGCTGCAATATGTGGTTTAGAGCGCAAGACAATCAATTTATCGATGTCAACGCATTTATGGAATGCGCTTGCGATGACACACTCGATGAATTCATAGGCAGAGAATGCACAGTAGGGCTTGACCTCTCAAGCGGCGGCGACTTAACTACATTATCCCTTGAATTTGATATAACTGACGATGAATATTACATATATTCGCACTCATTTATGCCGAGGGGGAAACTTGCCGAACATATCAAAACAGACCTTGCGCCGTATGACGAGTGGGAAAAAGAGGGGTTAATAACAGTTACAGGCTCAATGAGCGACTTCAAGAACGATTATAAGTACATAATCAAGCATTTGTCGGAACTTAAAGAGAAATACAACTTGCGCTTCAAAGGAATAGCGGTTGATCCGCATAACGTTGACGGAATACTTGCAGATCTTGAAACATTCGGCTGTCCTGTTGTTATGATTACACAATCGGCAAGGCAATTAAATGACGCGACTTGCGATGTTCAGCTTGCGGTTAAGTCAAAAAAATTGAGATATGACCGTAAAAACGCATTATTGATATGGTCTTTTACAAATGCGGTAACTGTTGGAAATTCATTCGGAGAAATCAAGGTTGACAAGGAAACAAACAAACGATACCGACGCATTGACGCTGTGGACGCTTGCGTTGACGCTCGATGTCTTGTTTTATCACAAAGGGGCAAACCCGAATTTGATATGAACGAAAGTATGGATGAGTATTTCAAGCTTATGGGAATAAAGCAGTAAAGGAGCGTGATACTTTGAAAATGATTTCAAGAAAATCAGATTGAAAGGGGGCGGTCTATTTATCTCATAGCCGTGTATGTGATACGGCAAGCGGTGAAAGGGGTGAAAAGTATAGCATTATTTAGAAAAACAAATAAAGCAGCGGGTATGTCGCTCGAGCAAGTTATTGATTTTTTCAATCTCGGTGACATTCCGAGCGACAAATTAAGCGAGGCGACATATTTTGCTTGTCTAAAAATTCTTTCAGAAAGTATTGGCAAACTTCCATTAAAACTTATGAGGGCAAATAGTGACGGCGGAATTGTTAAGGCGTCAGAGCATTACCTGTATAATGTGGTGAAAGACCATCCGAATCCATTTATGTCGGCATCATCATTTTGGGCGGCTGTTGAATATAACCGTAACCATTATGGCAAGGCGTATATTTTGATTAAAAATCCATTCAAAAAGAACACGTCACTTTGGATTTTACCGCCGAATCAAGTTGAGATATGGTATGACAATAGAAAACTGTTGAGCGACACGCCCACGATGTGGTACATATATTCCGACACCAAAACAGGAAACAAGTACAAATTTTCGCACGATGAAATTATCCACTTGAAAAGTTCATCAAGCTATGACGGCGTTACCTCATATTCCGTGGCAGAAACGCTTGTTTCAACAGTTGAAAGCGCGCAGAAAGCCGAAAAATTAATGGGCCGAATGTATGACAACGGGTTTATTGCGAAAGCGGCCGTGCAGTACACAGGCAACCTCAACGAAACAGGAGCAAAAGAGTTTGCCAAAATGATGACAAGCTATGCAAGAGGCGAATACAAAGGCGGGGAAATGTTTATTCCTATTCCAATTGGGGCAGAAATTAAGCCGCTTAATATCAATTTTGCGGATGCACAATTCATCGAAATCAAGAAATACACAGCATTACAGATAGCCTCGGCGTTTGGAATTAAGCCGAATCAGATTAACGATTATGAAAAGTCAAGCTATGCAAGTGCAGAGGCTCAACAGTTGGCTTTTTACGTTGATACCCTTTTATATATCCTCAAGCAATACGAGGAAGAACTGACATACAAGCTATTATCTGACGCGGAAAGAGAAAAAGGATATTTTTTCAAGTTTAATGTTGCTGTTATTCTAAGGGCAGACCTTAAAACACAAATGGAAAGTTTGACCGCGGCAGTTGCGGGCGGAGTTATGTCACCTGACGAAGCAAGAGCATGGCTAGATATGGCGGCTAAAGGTTGCAATGACCTTATATGCAATGGCAATATGATTAAAGTATCACAAGCAGGCGTGGCATATTCGAAAGGTGGTGAATAGATGAATATTACAAAAGCGGCAAAAGCAGAGAAATCAGCAATTTCAGCGGACGATATTGCGTTAATTAACGGATATGCGCTTAAAGAAATGCAGGAAAACGAAATATTTGTTTTCAAGGTAGCGTTATGCGACAATCAAGTTGACAGAGATTTTGAACAGTTTTCGGATAGCGCTCTTTACAAACTTGCGGAATTTTTCAAAGGTAAAACAGTAATTAGCGACCATATCCCCAAAGCTGACAACCAGTGCGCGAGAATATACAAAGCGGAAGTCATTTCCGACGGAGATGTCAAGCGGCTTGTTGCACATTGCTACATACCTATTACCGAAAAAACAGCTGAACTAATTTCTGAAATAGAAAGCGGAATCAAGAAAGAAGTTTCTGTTGGCTGTTCAGTTGAAAAAGCAATATGTTCAATATGCGGCACGAACAACAAGGAATCGTATTGCTCACACATGGCAGGCAGAGAATATGACGGCAAAATGTGTACTTTCACGCTTGACGGTGCAAAGGACGCATACGAAGTTAGTTTCGTTGCTGTTCCCGCACAGAAAGAAGCGGGAGTAATCAAGTCTTATGGTGCGAAACCATATGACGAAAAATCAGTCGAGAACGCAATTGGCTGCGATTTGCAGTTAATAAGGGTTTTTTTATTTACAGAAAAGGAGTAAAACAAATGAACAAAAGAATGAAAGAAATCATGGCAACAATCAAGACCCTCAAGGACGAGGCAACAGCTTTTAAAACTGAAAAGAAGTTTGATGACGCCCAGGCAAAAATCGCAGAAATTGAGTCTTTGCAGAAAGAATACGAAGTCGAGAGGGCCCTTTTCGAGGACGAAAAGGACGATGTTCCTGACGATACAGGAAAAGACTTCACTCCTGCTGACGCTGACACAAAGGCATTTGATACTTTTGTGAGAAAAGCAAATTCAAGCGGTATGTCACAGGGAAGCAACGGCGCAATCGTCCCCGTTACCATTGCCGACAAGATTATCGAGCAAGTAACGGAGCTTTCCCCGATTGTTGATATGGCTACAAAGTATTACACAAAGGGAACTCTCGAAATCCCTGTATATGGTACAGATAGCGGAGTTGACAGCCCGACAGGAGATATTGCGGCAGCATATCAGGGCGACGAGTTCACAGCGCTTACAGCAGGACAAGGCAAGTTCACATCAATCGAGCTTAAAGGATTTTCACTCGGTTCCCTTGCCGTAATCTCAAAAAAGCTTATCAGCAATACAGATGTTGATGTTGTTACTTTCGTTAGAAACAAAATCGCAAAGGCTCACGCAGACAAGTTGACAAGAGAGTTGCTCATCGGAACATCAGGTAAGATGACAGGTGCAGTATCAACAACAAATATTAAGCAGCTTGCTACAAAAACAGTTGCAGGGATTACACTTGACAGCCTTATTGAACTCCAGCTGCTCGTTCCAAACGTATATCAGCAGGGCGCTGTATGGATTATGAACAGGGACGTTTTCGCGGCTATTCGCAAGCTGAAAGACGGTGCAGGGAATTATGTACTGACGCAGAGCGTGGCAGAGGGATTCGGCTGGGTTCTTCTAGGTAAGCCTGTATATGTTGATGACAATATGCCTGCTGCAACAACCGCCAATGGCGTCCCTGTTCTTTATGGCGACTTTTCGGGAATGGCCCTGAAACTTGCGAAGGAATTACAGATTCAGCCGTTAGTTGAAAAGTATGCAGATTCAAATGCAATCGGCTTTGTTGGTTGGCTTGAAGCTGATAGCACAGTTGAAAACAATCAGAAAATTGCAGCTCTGAAAATGTCAGCGTAAGGAGTGATATAAATGGCTTTTGTACCAAAAAACTATATGACCGACGGCGGAGATAAGACTGTAATCGGTGGCACCCTTGAATTTGTCGGCGGTGGGAGAACAGTTGGATTAATCTATGATGGAATGGACTCAACAGA